CTTAGCGTAGGTGATTATGTACTTTGTCAAGCTTATTACGAAGTGCCTACTAACACTATTACTCAAATAGTTAAAGTTAATAAACAAACTGTCGTAGTGTCACTCAAATGCTGGGATTACAACTCAACAACATATGTAACTAAACAAATACGTAGGCCCGGACACAAGTTTATTAAAATCACCAAAGAACAAGCTAACACTATCTTAGCTAATAACCAAGCAACCCTAAACAAGTACCCAGAGTACGCAATCTAACCAACAACAAAGGAGCATATATGAGTGTAAAACAACTAATCTCAGGTTTGTCTGGTGCAGGTAAAACTTCACTAACACGTAACCTAGAAAACTCACTGGTTATTTACCATGATGGTAAATCTTACCCTTACCCAACCCCGCACACTACTGTTAACACTTTCGAAGACGTTGATTCATTTATTGACACAATTTCAGAAAAAGTAGAGGCATACCACGCAAAATTCAAAGAGTACCCAAGTACTATTGTGTTTGACTCAGTATCCAAAATCTTTGACACTATTTCAGATAACTGTAATCGCAAGTACAACAACTTTGATATTTACACTAACCTTAACCGTGAAATTAATAAATTCACATCTTTTATCCAAGATTCACTAATTGCATCTGACATGAACGTAATCTTAGTCAGTCACGCAGTGTACGACCCAGATACTTCACGTTACAATTTAGTAGCTAGTGGTTCGTTCGCCAAACGTGGTGGATTTTATGCTGAAGTAGACGAAGCCATTTTTATCGAGCAAAAGTCAAACAAACGCGTAATCCATTTCCGTTCAGGTAAATTCCCTGCACGTACTTTAGAAGGAAGCTTACCCGATACTATCGACGTAAACGACTTCGACTTGCAAGACCACATCAACACCCTGTTATCAAATGCGGACTCTATCGCAGATAACGAACTATAACCAACTAAAGGAACATACAAATGTTTAAAGTACAAAAATCAATCGAAGCAACCCAAGAAACATCTGGTGGTGGCAGCGGCTACATCAATAACTCAGGTGTTTATGACGTAACTATCAACTTTGCGTCTGTAGAAGCAACAAAAAACGGTGCAGAACAGATGAACTTCAACATAAACTACAACGGTAACGACACAGTTCTTTACGGCCCTTACATCCAAAACAACGACGGTAGTGCCAACGAAATCGGTCAAGCCCTTATCAACAAACTAGCTATCATCGCTGGTATGGAAGACGGTGACGACTTCATTGAAGAAGAGCAAACTCATACCGTAGGTAAAAATAACACAGAAAAAACTTTCTTAGTTATCGACAACTTCACAGATATGCCTTTAAAAATGCACATCAAGTTTGAGTACTCTAAGTACAACGGTAACATCCAAGAACGTAAAAACATCGTAGCTTTCTTTGACGAAGACGGTGCATCAGCACAAGAAATCGTTAAAGGTGAAGACCACGGTAAGCAGCTTGCTATCGTACTTGACAAATACGCAGACGCAGTTACCTACAGAGATGGCTTAACAGAAGAAGACATCAAAGAGTGGATTGCAGCAAAGTCTAAAGGTGGCACTCCAGCACCTAAAGCAGCATCTTCTACGGCACCTCGCAGAAAGTTTGGTCGTAGCGCATAAGGAGATTTTATGTCAAAGTCTATCGTATCAGACGAGGACTTTATCAGTTTAGCTGAGCAAAACAACTGCTCGGTTAAATTATTACGTAAAGCTCTCAAATCTAAGTACCCAGACTACGATAATCGCAAATCTCGTGTAGAAACAAGACTAAACCGATTACGTGCTAAGGGTTACTTATCACTAGATTCAGGTAACAAAGTAAGCATAGGTGAACAACTTAAAGGTAGTTCTACCTTATTTAATGCTGCTGGTGAAGTACAACTGCAATGGATTAAAACCGATGTGGCTAAAGAAAACACCTTAAACGCATTCAACGAAGCTATAGACTCTCTTATCAAGAGACTACCTTACGCTCCGGCTACAACTTTACCTGAACCTCAATCTTTATCAGAAGACACCTTAGCTGTATATCCCCTCGGAGATGTACACTTAGGTATGTACGCTAACAACAAAGAAACCGACAATACCTCAAACAACCAGATCATTATGGATGATCACACAAAGGCAGTCGAATACTTAGTTAGTCAAGCACCTTCTACTAAAGAAGCATTTATCATCGACGTAGGTGATTACATGCACTCAGATAACAACCAAAACAAAACAGCTAAATCAGGCAACGCATTAGACGTTGATGGTAGATTTGCTGAAGTGCTTGAACTAGCCTTAGACTTAGCAACTAAACTAGTATCAATCGCTCTCACAAAACACCAAACTGTGCACTGGCGTTCTGTAGCAGGTAACCATAACGAACATACAGCCCTCGTAGTAACAAATACGTACGTGCTTATTTCCGTAATGAACCTCGTGTTATCGTCCACGATTCACCCACAGATTTATATTACCACCAATTCGGTAAAGTACTTCTTGGTATGACTCACGGACACCAAGTAAAAGCTGACAAACTAGGCGAAGTCATGTCCGTAGATTGTGCAAAAATTTGGTCATCCACAAATTACCGTTACTGGATCACTGGACATGTGCATCACCAGTCTGTCAAAGAGTACCCATCCTGCGTAGTAGAAACATTCCGTACCTTAACAGGTAAAGACACATGGCACTACTCATCAGGTTACCGTTCTGGTCAAGACATGCACTGCATTGTCTACCACAAAGACTACGGTGAAGTATCTCGTAACAAAGTTAGCATCGACAAAGTTCAAAGCCTAACTTAATCTATTGACATCTCCATAGGGGGTGTCATCCACATTCAAAGAAAAGCAAATATGAGCCTAACAAAAGAACAACAAAAACCAGTAGATTACCTAAAAACTAACGACGGTC